AAAGTTTCCCAATCTCCTATCTTTAAAGCTTTATACATTTTAGTATTGGAAACTATAAATAATAATCCTAATCTTAGTTGATTAGTTTCACTTTCTTTTGCGTAGTCCCACATCTCTCCTACAGATTTAAAACCTGTTAGTTTCCAATGGAAACCCATAATTTGCATAAGACCTATAGATGCAGATTCCATTGCCGCATTCTTATTTTTTGAAAATGCATCATTAAATGCCTCCCATTCAGCTGTCTGTCTTTCTACTTTATTTAAACTCCATTTTCCTGAAGGTGTGTATGGTGATTTTCTTTTAAACCATGATGGTTCAAATTGAATAATAATTTTACCATTTTCTTTTGAGAATCCTATTCCTCCAGACTCTACCTTTACTACTTTTTTTATATTTATAGAAGGTATATTAAATTCGGAGGATAACTTTTTATAATCTTCTTCTGTTATCATTTTGTTTAGCTATTACTTGTCTTTTTCTTGTAATCATCGAATGCTTTTCGAAGTTTATCGTGGTCTACTTTAAGTTGCTCGTACTCTTTAACTAGTAAATTATATTTAGCTTCAAATTTTTGACTCTCTCCCATAACTACAGCATAGCTTAGTGACATGTCATTAAAATTTTTTTGTAATTCCCTATTATGTTTTTCTAATTGCCCTACCCTTTCGGTAATTTGTTCTGTTATTTTTGTATTATGTTCAATATATTTATCATATATTTTTTGTAAAGCTTCTATAGCTCCAGCACCTTCTGTTTTTTCTTTAAAGTCTTTGGATTTCCTTCCTCCGAAGTATGCTCCTATTACAGTTATTGTTACAGATAGTTCTCTCCAATATTCTAATATGTTCATAAATTTTAATTTGTATAATCAAGTGATGTTTTGTTTGGGTATTTACCACTTAACATTCTATATAAAGTTGCTTTGCAATACATGCTATATTTTGATGCTTCTTCTAATGAATAATAAAAAACACCTGTATTATTATCTATTATTATTTTAGCTCTATTATTTATATATATACCACAACCTTTAGGTCTTAGTTTTTCATCTACAAACCTTAAATTTGTAGGATTTGCATTTTTTCCATGTAAATATCCGTAAAGAGTTGCATTATTATAGTTTTCTTTTAAACATGCTTCAGTTATTGTCTCATATAACTGACCCGTTACATAATTCTCAACTGCTTTAGCACTAGGATGATTACTACCTCTTTTATGTGGTCTAGGCACTTTCATTTTATCTATTGATTCTTGAGTATGTTTTTTACCTAATAAAGCTTGTCTTCTTTTATCTTTAGTTTCAGGGGAGTCATAGCCACTTTTATCACCTATTTGTACTCTCCTGCAATTTAACCCATTATTAACTGAATCGTAAAAGTCTTGCCAATAACCCTCTCTACTATTTAATTCTTCAACTTCACATTCTTCTATTATTTCAAATATATGGTTTTCAGAACCATGTTTTAATAAAGACCTGTATAAAAGTACTTGTTTTTTAGCCCCTACTCCTACATATTTATAAGGTTTCCATCTTCTTTCTATGTCAATAGATTGTCCTATATAAATTTTATTTGTTGGAGAAGTTATTTTGTAAATTCCGCAGTATTTATTCATATAAAAATAAAGGCGGCTATTACACCGCCCTTTTTAATTTAATTGCTATTTAGCAAAAGCTTGTACTGCTGGAATACCAGCACTTGTTGCTAAATTATTTAATAATCCTTCTACATTTTCATGGTTTCCTAGAGGTACAATAATATGGTAAGTTATCATTTCGCTTGAATGAGGAGTCAATTGGTAGTATTTCTTAGGTTGAACCGTTAATTGGTAATCTACATATTGAGATAAACCTTTTAATCTAGTCTCTTGTCCCCAAAGAAATTTACCATAGTTATTTCCTTTGAATCTTGGAAGTCCATCAAAATAGAATCTTGAAGCATCTTCTCTCTCCCAAAGGTGTCCTCCTAAAGCTTCAGGCTCTGATGCGATAGACAGTACAGTTAATTTATAAGGTCTATCTTGATTAGCCCATGATTCTGCAATAAACTTAGGTTGTCCTCCTGCGATTTTCAAACGTGTTGAAGTTGCGTAGAAAGGCATATCATCTCTAAAAGCTTCTGTACCACTCATAACAAATTCTTTAGCTCTGAATCTAATACCCATTTTAGCTGTTGCTGAAAAAGTTTTAGCTTTTGCTTCCCAAGAAACTATTCCGAAGTTATGTGGTGCTTTTGTTGTGAATAATGCTCTAAATTCCTCTGAACACTCGTCACATACAATATTGGAAAGAACGTTTGTTCTATAAGTTGTTTGGCATAATCCTGAAACTTCTGCTCCTACACCTACAATTGCTGAAATTGTTCCTGCTAAATCTGTAGTTGCATTTGCGATAGTTACAACAGGATAAGAATCTGCAGCATCTACTATAATAATAGTACCTGTAGAAGCTGTTACTACTGCTCCTGTAGCTGCTAAAATTGTCGCTGCATGTGCTGTAACAAAGTTAGATGCTGTTGTTGCTAGGTCTGTTGTAAAAGTTGCTAGGTAATTAACACCGTTTACTGCTACATTAGCTGTACCTGAAGTACCTGTCAATGTAATTGTTCTTGATGAATTAACTGTATCTACTGCAATTGAAAGTTCAGGATAATCTGCTTGCAATTTTGATAATATATCTGAACCACATTCATCATCTGCTAATGTAATACGGTATATATCAGATTTTGCTGAACAAGTACTTCCTGTTGCCCATGCTGTAGTTGTAGTTGTATTATTTTCACATAACGCTTTAACATCTCCTGCAATATCAAAAACTGCTGTAGATTTAACTGCTGAAGCTGCTTTAAATGCAGTTATTTCTGCGCTTGTTAGAGCATTATCAACTACCACTGTATAAGTTCCTACTCCATTTGTTGAAGTTCCTATTTTTATAGCTGTTGTTGCTACAAATCCTGGTACATCATCGATTGTAGTTGACAAGTCAGCTCCGTCATCTTCAATTGTAATTGAATATACAACACCTGCTGCAAGTTCAGAATATCCTGCTGGGCACTCTTCACAACCTTTTAGTGTTTGAGATAGCGATTTAACATAAGATGCTAAAGATGTTCCTGTTGGTGCAATGATAGTGTATACAGATTGCTCTTCCCCAAGTCTATCAGTTTTTACAACTTTGTAAGTTGGGTATTGTGCTTGTACACGAGCTAAAGCTGTTTGGTCTCCATTGTCTGTAATAGTTAAACTGTAGAAACTAAAGTCTGTTGTGCCTAGTAATGCTGCATTTTCACTATTAACTGGGATAGCTTCAACATAGTCTGTAATAGGTGCTCCACCTAATAATGTCATTCTATTGAATTCAGCTACTGCGTTCTCTACAATTTCTTGCATAGTCTTAGCGTCCTCTCCTATAGGATTTCCATCCTCGTCAGTGTAGGGTTTTTGCATATTAACTACAGCAGTGTATTCTCCAGAATTGTACCCTAAATGCTCCATTCCTGCTCCGCAAAGAGTTACCTCAATACTTGAAGATGAATTTTGTTTTATTGTAAGTTCTGTTCCTGCTTTACCATTAAATCCAATGATAAAATCATCTACTTTAATTCCTTTTGTTTGTGGTGCTACCACTTTTAAGTCTAATACCTCTGATAATTTGAAAGGTAAGCTTTCATAAGGTTTATTTGTAGTACTTTTGGTTACTGGAGAATCAATTTTTCCAAGTAAGATTTGAAAATCTTTATCTTTTGATAATCCTGAAAAACTTGATACTACTTTTCTACCATTTTGTGAAATTTCTTTATTGTCTACAATAGCCAAAACACCATTCGATACGTTCAAAGAACCTCCTGAAGTAAGTGTTTTTCCATCTAGTACAAAGAAGTCACGATGTTGTGCAAAGTCTAAGCTCATTTGTTTTTTGTTTTAATTATTATTTGTTGTTGATTGTTACGGTTTCTGTATTGCGTTGGCTTTCTCAGCCTGATATTTTTGATTGTCTGAATTTAAAAAGAACTCCGAAGCGCATAAACTTATAACATCTGCCATGAATTTATCATCAAACTCTGGATTATTATTATTAAATTTACTTTCTGGGTCTTCTGGGTCTACTAATCCAACTTGTACTGGGTAACGATAGTAAGATAATATGGCATCATCTATTGTGAAATCGTCTTTAGTGTAAACCTTAATTTTATTAGAAGCTATATGGTAAGGTGCTTCTCTGTACTTAAAAGATGGATTTTGTAAGTCATCTCGTAATATGTTATTACGGTCATCATCTTTTATTTCGTAGCAGTCTATTTTTTGTTTATTGCACTCTCCTTTTGAGGCTAAGATGTATAAGTTTGAATTGTCAAAAAAATCATCTGGTATTTGAAAATCTGTATGGTCAAGATGAGTATTTGGGGATGATAATTTTTTATCGTCAACTAATATTTTTTGTACGTATCTAATATCATCCTCAAATCTTCTATCTAAACAACTTTCTATTTTTTTATTTGTAGCATTGTTACAAAATATTACAAATTTACCTCTATCACAGCTTAATCCATCTGTGGTTGCGTTTTCATTTATCTTTATAATGAAACGGTTATAAACTTGTTCTGTTGTCATTTATTTTTTTATTGTATAGCTGCGTAGAATTTTTCTAACAGCTCTTTACTTGTGGCAACTTTTTCAGATGCTTCTTTGAAATTACTTCCTATAACTTCATCTTCAAAAATAACACCCTCTGTTGTTTTTTTAACTTTTTTGATTTTAGCTAAATCTTTCAATCCTTTGAAGATATCTAAAATATTTTTTCCAGATTTAGTCTTGTAATAATTATCATAAGTGTTTAAAAACTCTTTAGGATTCTGATTATCATCTTTTTCTAACCAATTTTTAAATACCGTGTTCATAAGAGCTTCATCAGCGCCTTCTAATCCTGTAATACCCATCCATTCTAATATAGCTAGAAGAGCAGGTGTGTCATCTTCATGTAATGTAACAAATCTTGAAATTGCTTTTGATTTTTCAAGTTCTCTCTTTTGAGAAACATTAATTACACTTTCTTTATTTTCTACTGCAAATTGTGCGTTATTTTTAAAGTAACTGTCACTTTCAAATCCTACAGGAGCTAATTTTCCATGTATAATTAGGGAGTATAGGTAAAAAAGTTGCAAAGGGTTTGAAGTGTGTAAAACTTCGTCAATTGCTAAATTGATTCTAAAATCATCCCAAAAAGTAACATTACTAGGCTCTACTGACTCTCTAGTTTTTAATGTTATTAGCGGATTTGTAATTTTTTTTGTAATCTCTTGAAGAGCTCGTTTTCTATCATCCAAATCAGGATATAGTTTAACTAGTGCTTTAGAGTATTCTGTTAATGCTGTATCATACACTCCTCTATCTAAATCGAAAAATGCTAATGGAGTGCCATTTACTCCTACTGATGGGTCTGGAACTTTGGTTGTTCTCATTCTTTGAAATCCATCTGGTGCATCTGCATCAAATTTTGATACAATTTGGTATGGTGTATTTGATTGTATTCTGAATTC